CCTATCCAGTTTAATCAGACTACTGGCATACCTTACGCTAATCTTAAATTTGCCTTTGATGACAAGCTTATTATTAACAGCGCGACTATGAAGCGAGTCGATGGCACTACAGTCTCAGCAAGTGACGTGGACTCTATCGCTAAGTACTTCCCTCATGGCATGAACGTCGAGAACTTAATAGCGCAGACAGACGCTCAGGTTCAAGATATCGCTGACATCTATGTAGCTACTCGTAAAGAGACTACGATCCGCATCGATGCCATGACGATCGATCTACTCGATCCTAGCGTGCCTACTGACACGATCATCGGTCTAGAGTATTTCGACAATGTAGAGATCACTAACGTCCAGCCTGATTCGAGTACAATCGTTAAAACCTTGCAGGTGCAGGGCTTGGCTTGGGACATCACCCCTAATTCTATGAAATGTACAGTTACAACACTTGAGCCTATAGTAGAAGGATTCATCATAGGATCCTCGACTTACGGTATAATCGGACAATCCATAATGGGATACTAGGAGAAAACAATGGCTACAGGCTTTCCAGCGACAACAGGCGATATCTTTACGGCGGCAGACTATAACGGCCTAGTGACCTTCGATGTCATTGCCGATAAGACCGATGACTACACAGTCGCTATCGTGGACTCCTATCAAGTCCTAGTATCTATGAATAAGGCAACAGCCGTAGCTCTAAAGATCCCTACCAACGCTACAGCGGCCATCCCTGTCGGATCTGTTATTACTATCCTTAACAAAGGCGCTGGCCTCTGCACGATCTCAGCCGTTACCTCAGGCACTACTACAGTCCTTTCGGCTGGCGCAGTAGCAGCCTCTCCTACGCTTGGAACAAATAGAACAGCGGCCTGCATCAAGACTGGCACTGATACTTGGTACATAGTGGGATCTATTGCATAATGTTAAATAATATAACGGGACTACTAGCGCCTAAAATAGTCGTACCTTTAGTTGTCGATTATTTAGTTATTGCTGGCGGCGGTGGCGGAGGTAAAGGCCCCGGCGGTGGCGGCGGCGCGGGTGGTCTAAAAAGTTTTACATCTCAGACTTTAACCCCTTCTACAAATTATAGCGTCCAAATAGGCGGCGGTGGCGTTGGGGCTATTCTTTCATCATCTAGCACTACAAACGGATCAAATTCCGTTTTTAATACCGACACATCAACAGGCGGCGGTGGCGGAGGGCGAAGTAATTCATCCGTAAACGGTCGCGCTGGTGGTTCAGGCGGTGGCGGTGCTATGGACGGTGTTAGTGTTGGAACTGGCGGTGCAGCCTCACCATCAGGTCAAGGCAACGCTGGCGGAAATGCTTTTAGTTTAGCCTCATTTTATGGCGCAGGCGGTGGCGGTGCAAGCGCCGTCGGTGGGAACGCAGGATCAGGCAGTAGTGGCGCAGGCGGTGCTGGCTCAGCAAATTCAATTACTGGAACTTCAGTGACTCGTGCAGGTGGCGGTGGCGGTGGCGCTCAATCGGGCGCTAATGGCGGTGCTGGTGGCGCAGGCGGTGGCGGTGCAGGTGGCGTTGCAGGAACTGGCGGAATAGGCGGAAACGGTACACCCGGCACAGCTAATACAGGCGGTGGCGGTGGCGGCGGAACTCAAAGCAGTGCTGTCGATGGCAACGGCGGCAATGGCGGTTCTGGGGTTGTAATTATTAAATATCCTGACTCATACACAGCAACCTTTAGCGGCGGAGTTACTGAGTCAACACCTGCCCCATCTGGCGGCTTTAAGGTTTCAACAATCACAGCAGCAGGCGTTGCAGATACGGTGAGTTTCGCATAATGGCACATTACGCTTATTTAGATGAGACAAATACAGTGGTTTTCGTAACAGTCGGCAAGGATGAAACTGAACTTATAGACGGTTTAGATCCTGAAACGTATTATGCACAAGGTACGCCATACACAGTAAAGCGCACGAGTTACTCATCTTCCATAAGGTTTAATTATGCAGGGATCGGTTATACATACGATCCGATCGATGATGCATTTATTCCACCAATGCCTGAGTGTGGGCACGAAGAATTATTATTAAACGATCTAAAGCGCTGGGAGTGTTCTAATGAAGCCCATCTTATCTAAAGCAGGGCAACAGTTACGGGAGCAATTCGATGACACCTTCCCAGATCGTGATAGGCGTTCCGATGGTTGGATCGGCGATCTCCGTCATTCAGCGCGTCCTAGTGATCACAACCCTGATTGGGCAAATGCACAGGATGGGATTGCTTACGTTAGAGCCATCGATGTCGATCGAGATGTACATAAGTCAGGCAAGCCCGACCTCATGCCCGATATTGCAGATCAGCTTCGACTCGCGGCCAAGGCAGGTGAGAAGCGAATCTCCTACATTATCTTCGACGGACGAATTGCATCGCCTCGCATGGGCTGGCGCTGGCGCAAGTATACTGGAAGCAATCCGCATCGTGCCCATTGCCATGTCTCTTTCACTAAGCAAGGTGACAAAGATGGTTCTTTCTTTAATATCCCGTTACTAGGAGGCGAATAAATGGAACAAGCAAAATCACTAGCAGCATCATGGGCTCGATCATTCTTAGCGGCTGCCTTAGCGCTATACATGGCAGGAGTTACAGATCCTAAGACTCTCGCAATGGCCGGGGTCGCAGCCGTAGCGCCAGTAGTCTTGCGCTGGCTTAACCCTAGCGACGCTTCATTCGGTATGAGCAAAAAGTGAGTCAGACAGATTTCTTTACCCTTTACTTTGCCAGTCTTGCCGTAATCGGTGGACTATCTGGCTTCGTCATTACTCACCTATTGGCTGAAATAAAGAGACTTCACTCGCGTGTCGATGAGATATACAACATACTCTTAGAGCGATAATTTTAATATGGCAAAGAAGAAGGTCATAGACCTAGACACTTATAACGCTCTCGATGCTTACGCTATATCGATGCATGAGTTCTATAAGTCTCTACGTCGTGCCGGGTTCGCCGTTGATCTGTGTCTAGCAATCATCGTAGATAAAGATGCCTACCCTGACTGGATTCTCCCATCGATTCCCGATCGCGTGGATCGCCTACCCTACGAGGATGATGACGAGGACTAGATGAAGCGAATTGTAATCGTCAGCGATTTACAGGTTCCATTTCATGATAGACACGCAGTAAAGAATGTAGCACAATTTATAGCCAAGTTTAAGCCGCACGAAGTAGTCACGATAGGAGATGAGATTGACTTTAACACAATCTCCAAATGGTCAGAGGGAACGCCAGAAGCCTATGAACAGACGCTTGGAGATGATCGCGATGAGGCTGTTCAGGTACTTTACGATCTCCAAGTAACTCAGACGATCAGGTCTAATCACACAGACCGCCTTTACAATCAGATCATGAGGAAGATTCCCTCATTCTTATCCTTGCCTGAACTTAGGTTTGAGAAGTTCATGAGATTTGATGAGCTAGGGATCACCTTCCACAAGAAGCCATATAACATCGCGCCGGGCTGGATCGCAGTACATGGAGACCATACCCCTATCAAGTCACAGGGCGGTCTCTCAGCCCTTGAGGCGGCTCGTAGGCACGGTAAGAGCGTTATCTCAGGTCATACTCACAGGGCAGGGAGATCGTCCTTCTCAGAGGCCTCTGGAGGCCGTATAGGGCGTATTCTGCATGGGGTCGAAGTAGGCAATCTTATGGACTTTAGCAAAGCCTCATACACAAAGGGGTCGGCTAACTGGCAACAGGCCTTCGCCATCATGTACGTCGACGGTAAGAATGTGCAGGTCGATCTGATCTACATCGAAAAGGATGGGACATTCGTAGTAGCTGGAAAACGCTATGGACGATCTCGATAACGATCTAGCCAGGTCGATTGATGACCATATAGACGAGGCAGAATCGTTACCATTTCGTTATCTAAATTCTATTGACCTAGCCTAGCGATCTCTTAGAATTGCCCTAACACCAACAGAAAGGGCAATCATGTTTGATTCAGTATTACAGGATGCAGTAGCGATTATCGTGCTATCTGCACTATGGTTTCACCTAGGCCGTATCGTCGGCATTCGCGTGGGTTATCTCAAAGGCCGTAAAGCTGTTAGGGCTTACTACGCATCAAAGGAAAGGGTAAAAGTGTGAACGCAGGTGACTTCCTTACAGAAGCAAAAGCAACAATTCAAGATCGTGGCATGGAGTATGGACATCCGACAGACAATATGCAGCGAACGGCACGACTACTTAGCGCATACCTCGAAGTGCCAATCATGGACTATCAGGTCGCAGGAATTATGGTATTGGTCAAGCTCGCACGGTCAATGGAAAGTCCTAAGGTCGATACCTATCTCGATCTCTGCGCCTACGGTGCAATAATGGGAACACTACACACACAGGAGGACGAGCTATATGTTTAACCTAGAAGATTACGAACCAGTAGAAAAGCGCCTAGGATATAAAAAGGACGCTAAATCGTTTTGGGAGGATTATCCAGATGGTCGCATATTTACTAAGTTACTCGATTTTGCTAATGGACGCTATATCGTTCAGGCTTTTGTTTATCGAACTGAAGTTGATCAACACCCTTGGACTACTGGGCTCGCAGAAGAAACGATTTCGGGTCGTGGAGTCAACGCTACTTCGGCTCTTGAAAATGCAGAAACGTCCTCGATTGGCCGCGCATTGGCTACGGCGGGTTATGCGACAAAAGGCAAAAGACCTAGCCGTGAAGAAATGAGTAAAGTTGTCAAGGCTAATGAAGTAAAGGCTAACATCGATGAAGTAAAGGCTAAGATGGCTCAGACATCTGGCGAGTACATTCCAGTAGTGAAGGAGGATGACCCTTGGACTATCAGGCCAGCGACTATGCCGCCCACAATGGGGGAAGCTGTATCGACGGTGAAAGAGATCATTGGAGGCCAGACCGAGAAGGATATCCCTCGATGTCCTCATGGCGATATGGTCTGGAAGACTGGTCAGACTGGCGCAGGTAAGGCGTGGGGTCACTTTAAGTGTCTTAACGCTGTGACGGGTGAACTTACTCGTTGCCCTAAGGGTGAAGATGTAATCTGGTATGAGATTAATAAAGAGGGCGTATGGCAGCGCCAGAAGGCGAGATCATAATGGGATCATTACAGTTTATGAATCAAGATGGTGAATGGGAATCATTCCCAACAGATGATGAGATCGCACGATCTAAAGAAGTCCAAGCAATACTAGAAGAATTCACAATGATGACTAGGTGCTGCTTATGCAATGAGTCAATCCCGGTATCAGAGATCAAAGTGAACTTACAGAGTAAAGCATGGTCATGTAGAAAGTGTCACGCGGTCAATGGCCTCACAAAGCCGTAAACATAGAGGATTCCGCACCGAACGTGTAGTCGCTGAGTACCTGTCGCGTACATGGGAAAACGCTACCGTCGGGCGTGGGATGGGTAAGGATATTTTGGGAGTTCCGTTTGACTGCGAAGTAAAAGCACGCGCTTCGCAATCACTTCCAGAATTGCTGCGCCAGATCGAGGCTAGGACTTCTAAATCTGGTGACTTAGGATTCGGATGTCTCAGGCTCAATGGTATGGGAGAAACGCCAGAGAAGTATCTGGCGGTCATGCGTATGGGTGATCTGGTGCAGCTACTTATTCAGGCAGGTTACAGCGATATGAAGGGTGATAGAGATACACTAGAGCCTATGAGATGCAATATGTGTGGAGCATGGAGCTTCACTGAAGTTTGCAGAATGTGTCAGAGTGATCCAGATGCCAACCTATGAATTCGAGTGTGATAACGAGAAGTGTGAAAGTAACGCACGAATTGAAGAATGGCTAAGCATTACTGAACCTCATGATCTGGAATGTCCATTCTGTCACTCACCTATGCACAAGGTCTATAGCTCTATAGGGGTATCGTTTAAGGGCTCTGGATTCTATAGTACGGACAATAGATGAGCGACACGCCTCTGAACAGCACTTATGTTAATGGGCTTGACACGTCTGGTACTCTCAGGGCTAGAGCCCACAAAGGGCTCACACCGCGCCGCTTGCGGCTAGCGCGGGGGGTAGCCATCGTTATTGGGATATCTCTATCTATAGTGAGACCTATAGAAGTACAGGCGAATGACCTAGTCATTAAAGAGATTAAAGCATTAGCAAAACACACACTTACTCATGATCAGTACTTATGCCATAACGAGATCATCTATAGAGAGAGTAGATGGAACCATAGGGCTATAGGTAATATAGGTGGTACTAAGCAAGCATATGGCCTATATCAGATGAAGCTTAAGAGCTTACGTACATCTACTCATATAAGGCAGTACTGGAAGTATTGGTACTATGTAGTGCATAGGTATGGGATAGTAGATAGTAAGACCAATGATGCTAACTATTGTAAAGCATTAGATCATTTAATAAATAAAGGATGGCAATGAGTACAAAGAGAGGTGATCCTCGTGGTACTCGTGCCTATAAAGCAAGGCGCTTAGAGGTACTGCAACGAGATCAATGGACATGCTTCTATTGTATGCAGCCAGCAACTACGGTAGATCATGTTATTCCAATCATTCAAGGCGGTGATCCAATCGCTTATGATAATCTGGTCAGTTCATGCACCTCATGTAACTCACGCAAGGGATCACGCAATCAAGGCAGTTTTTTAGCACACACGCCTAC